ACCACCGCCACCGAACATACCTCCCTCGGCACTGGCGTTTAATTTTTTCAATTCATCTCTTATTTCTTCAAGTAATTCTGATTGTCTTTCGGCAGGAGTTTCTTTGTCTACTCCAGAGTTTGAAACTTTTTGTGTTCCTTTCTCTGCTATCTTTTCTTTATCTTTTTTAGCCTTTACCTCGTTTACACTTACAGGCTTAGCATTGCCAGAGAGGGCATCCGTGGTCTCCAGTATCAAGCTTTCGGGACTAGGCCCTTGTCCTTTTAACGTGTCAACGCCTGCTCGTCTAGCAGCAGCGGCCCTTTTTCCTTCAGCGGTTGATCCTAAACCAAGAAAGCCAGAAGATCCCCATGCACCTGCCCCAAATTGATTCTGAAAAAATCCGCCTTTAGCCTTTGCCTGTGGATCGTTAGGATCTTTAGTTCCGAATAATCCTTCTTTTACTGAATTAAATACACCCTTTTCTCTTATACTTTTTATGCGATCGGGTATAGCAATTATGCCTGTGTTTTTAAGATCATTGCTGGTGTCAATACCGTCTGGTGCAGCGGCCGCTAAACTTTCTCTTTGTAATCTTGCTTTAAAACCTTTCTTGTTTTGGGCAACTGCATTTATATAACTTTTAGCATTTTTCCTATCTGAATTCGTCCAATTCTGTGCAGCTTCTTGGAAGGCAATGGTATTCTTACCGATAGACTCAGCAATTTTTCTAAGAGCTTCATTAGTCTTTTTTGTTTCAGGGTCTAAAGCAGCCTTAATATTTTTTACTAGTTTCTGAGACTGCTCTTTGTCAAAGCGTCCAGATTCCATATTTCTCACATTGGATCCACCGAACCCGGGATCCAATATGTTTTTGCCTTCTACTCTATAATCTGGCATTGCTTCCTCTACCTATTTTTATTACGAGCCTTTTCGGCCTTCTTCTTTAAATGAGTAACCAACATTCCTATATACACTTCTCTTTCCCAAGGCATCATGTTTTCTAACTCTGTCAAACTATAGTGATGTTCTTGCATCAATAAGAAATTCGTTTTGTAATAATTTTCAATCGAATCTTGAGAAAGAGTTAAGCGAAAAAATGTTCATAACCATTTATGACAACAAAGTTTTCTTTACTACAAGCCTTACAAGTATATTCTATATTATGTGCTAGAAAAGGCATTTCTGTAAAAAACTTTTCAGCTTCTTCCACTACACTTAATGGTAAGCTGTCAATAAAATCATCTAACTCCTGTGCTGATTCTTCAGCAGGGTTTATATTTTCTTCTCCGTTTGTAATACTTTCCATACAAACTCTGAGTATTTCAGCGTCTGACATATTAGTAATTTCTGCTTGTTCAGTACATTTAGGATATCGTACAGTCAAACTTACATCCTCGTTTACTTTTATTTCTTTTCTGTCAGATTCAGTGTCGCCTTTAATTTCAAACTCACTAACACTCATTTCATAATTAATTTTATTTTTACAGCCACCGCAAGAAAGAACATAAGTTTGTAACTCGCCTATAGATTTTTTTCTTAATTCTAAAAATATCCATTGAAGCTGATACATTGCTAATTCTTTAGCATCAATTTCTCCTAAACTACAATTGTTTACAACTTGTATACAAGCATTTACCATTTCACTGGTTTCGCCGGATTCAGCTGCAAGTGTTAATAGTTTATCTTCTTTGACCAAAAAAGGTCTGAATACTGTAGTAGTGCTTCTACCTGGGATATTCAACTCAAAGGTAGGTGCGTCAATAATTGGTAACGCCATAATTTTCTCCTAATTAAATAAAATCATTCATCTGGTATAATACGAGCTTGTCCACTTGAAACTCGATCGGATCCTGGTATTCCAGTTACATCTGGCTTCATTTCAAACGTAGGCATGGACTCAGGCTTCCCGGTAACATCTGGTTCGGGTTTAAAATCGTTGGTTATTTTCTGTTTTAAATCGTCATTTGGTGATGTTTCAACTTCGTCATAAAGTCTAATCCATTTCTTAGCTGCGAAAGAAACAGAGCATCTCATTATACCTGTGTTTCCCCATGACAAAGGAGACAAACTTATAAGTTTTGGGACTGCTTCTAGTAGTCTATACTGAGCCCTTATATTATCTTGTCTATCCAAAACATTAATTAATATTTCACCTACAATATCACTATGATAAGCAAGTTCTTTTGTAGTGTGGTCTACGCTAGCTTCTATCCATTTTTCAAACAATTTTCTTATCTGTAAATTTTGATTTTCAACAAATGTAAAAACTGAGTCCTGTGTTAAAAATTCAACATTTTGATTTCTAAATTCAGTCCAAGCTCCTATCTTTATAGGTAAATTGGTAGCTGAAATACCGGGTAGCTGTAATTCTTCACAAAGCACAGCCGCTCTGTATGAGGCACCATATTCAGAAAACTCTCCGGCAATAGCAGACGGTGCAAAAAATATAGCCTCAAACCTGTCTGATCTAGGTACACTGATACTGGATAGAACTTTGGCTTTGAAATCTTCAAAACCTGTATATGACTTAGCCATTTATTATTTCTCTGCTGTTTCTGAAAACTTGTTCTATTGATGTCTTTTCAAACTCATGTGTCGGCAAAAATATAGAGGCTTTCCAATGTTCAGGATTTATCTTAACATACCTACTTTTAACGTGTCTGTACAAATACTTCTTAACAGAAGGTTTTACAGCTGGGAATCTACCAAAGTTTTTCAATATACTCCAACTAACTTCTATTTTACTTTTTTCGGTTAATTCTTTGTCAGTAAAGTCTAAAAGAGTACCTAACAATTTTGCTCTCATCATGTAAGGTAAATAGTGAAAGTTTATTCCTGCAAATCCATTTGTTATATCATCAAAAGGCAAACACAAAGGAAACCTATCATAATAAGGCAACGAGTCCTTAAACTTAGGATCGTACTGAAACATATACATATTGCCGGGTTCTAATACACTGGTAAATTCACCTATATCAGTACGAGACACTTCAGCGAAAGTGTCGATACCGTTAGCCATTTTTCGGACAGCAGTTTGATACCATCTAAATGAACGGTCTTGTTCTCCTGCTTCAGCTCTTATATTTTCAAATGGATTAGCCATACCATTATTTATAATGATTTTATAGGTTCAACTCTTTTTCTGTAATAATTTTAAATTTCCAATTACGGTCTTTACAGAATTCTTCAGCTGCTTCCCACTTGGCTAAATTGACACCCCATTGTTTTACTTCTTGTATAAACCTCTTTGTTCTTCTCTTAGGAATCTTAGGTTCTTGTGTAAAACGATAGGGCTTGACTTCTACAAGATACATTTCAGTGACATTGTTACTAACTACCTTGACATAGAAATCCACAAAGTATCTATGGTATCTATTGTCTATAGGTGAGCGATAGGGTATAACTATTTCTTCACTTCCCCATTCTTGTACAGAATCATTTAGATCACACCAATTCATAAATTTTAACTCATAACCCGAACGATAAATAATATTAGATATATCGCCTTTGTACTTGGCCGGATTACGAGGTCTGAACTTTCCTTGGTATAATTGTTTGGTATATGTCATAGGTGTTATAAATAAGTTAAAAAGAACAACCTAATATTTATATTACGGGATAAAAAATGTCTAACATAGAATATAGAGTCGGTAATGACACTCTAACTCACCAAGAGTTAGATGATAACTTCAGAAACCTTGATACTGACAAGTATGAGGCTGGTGACAGTCCGTCTTTTGCTACCATTACTTCCACACGAATAAACTCTACTATTCGTGGTAAGATGCAAGCCCTCGGTACTATTAATGGCACTAATAATATTGACCTAGACTCAGGAGATATTGTAACTTGTACCATTAACGGTAACACCACATTTACTGTGTCTAATCTAATGGCAGGAGCAGTAAACACTGTTAGTATTTACATTACATGGTCAGCTTCTTCCGTTCCCACAATTACTTGGCCTTCAGGCGTTGTATGGGATCGAGCACAAAATCCTACACTGAATACAACAGGAAGCACTTTGATTATGTTAGAAACATACGATCAAGGAACTAATTGGATTGGCGTGCAGTCTTGGCGTTCTTACGCATCATAAGGATTAATAATGTTAAGAAGATGGTTATTAAAGCAGCCTGGTAAAAATACTACCACTGAAACGTATTTCCAAACACAGACTATAACTACGTGGCAGACCCTATACATAACCACAACTTCCTGGCAGACTAATACTACCACGCCCTGGCAGACAAATACTCCTACTATTACTTTGCGTCAAACTCAGACGCCAACATCTACTATCTGGCAGACAAACACAGATTATCCTTATAGTAGACAAACTCAGACGCCTTATACTTCATTTTTTCAAACGAATACATCTGTTCCTACGTATGATAGCCGGGTGACACAAACTTCTGTTTCATATAGTTATCAATCAACCGTCTGCGGTAATGTCACGTATCAATCTTGCTATACCGCACAAACAACAACGTGCGCGCCCGCAACTTGTCAAACAGTATATTATAATGTAAGTGGCGGAACGGTAACAGGATGCCCCTGTGTGGATGATTGTCAAAATGCTGCCTATCCTGCAGGATATGAAAACTGTGTACACTCGGGATGTGGAAATCCAACTGGTTCGATTCAGTATACCTATCAAACACAGTATACAACCTCGTATACAGCATCGGCTTCTAGGCAGACGAATACACAAGTTTTGGTAAATACTATTTACACTGGATTTCCGTGTCCGGGGGCTCCCCAAGGGTGTGTTAATGTAATTGAACCGGGTGGCTGCCATCAAGCACTTGGGTGTACTAATTATGAAAACTGTTATGAAAACCCGTACGATCCACAATGTAGCGGTGCTAGCTGTACATTGAGTTGTGACGTATATGCACAACAGCAAACTACCACGTCTTATCAAGTACAGACTTCAAGATTAACACCTAAAAATACTACCTGTATTGGCGAGTATCAATACGTTTGTAATTACACCTGTCCC